CCTATCTCCATTTCCGTAGGAGTACGGAATGGCTCCAACCAAAGGAGGTGATGAACCTGCCGAAAGTAGAAAAACACCGTTTGTTAAAGAACGGAGAATTCTGTGGTAGTCCTAGACTACCCTCACCTTCCGAGCTAGCGCATCACTTCACTTGCTTGGGAGTCCCCCTCAAACTTTCACGTAAGATTTCTTTTCATATTTTGAAAAGAATCTCATGTGAAGGGTTAGAACGTGTCAACAGTTGGTTGAAAGACCTTCTTGTTGAACTTCTAACTGGCAACCCAGCTCCTTGGACCAAGCGCATCCGAAAGATGTCTTGGATCCTCTGGGAGTTGCGTTCGCTACCCCTCCGTGTGAGGGTTCGTGTGTTAAGGGTTAACACCTTCTTTGTTCTGAAGGATGTTACTCCAAGTCAGAGAAAGAAATTTCTCTCTTCAATGATGAGCCCAAACGTTTACTCAACGGATGTGTTCTCTATCATTGAACTTGGTGCACGTATGATAAAGTCGCACATAAAAGTGCTACCGTATCAATCTCCTCAGATTGAGGATTACGTGTATATCCGGTCGAGATTAAAATCTCAACCCACACTGAACCGAACACGTGAGTATCTTGTAACTTCTCGTAGCGGTGAGGACTTCAGTTTGACTGACTTCCATACCTACCACGATGTATTTTACAAGAAGGGTTTCACCCAGGTGCTATCTGACCTTGATGGGATTTTGGATTTTCATAATCCTAGTCCCTTCAAACACAGATTAGACCTTATTCCTATCGGTGTTGTTTCTCCGATTCAGGAAAAAGGTTGTAAGCTCCGGGCGATAGCGAATCCCCATCCGTTTATCCAGTGGTCTTTAATTCCTCTGGGTAAAGCAACTTTCGATATTCTTCGACAGTTGCCTTCTGATTATACTCATAATCAGACGGACGCACTACCCGTCATCCGACAGTGGATGAAATCTGTTGGGAATCCTGGTAATGCCGACTTGTCCTCCACTTCCGAAGAAGTAGCCTCTAGTGCGAAAATTCATAGTGTCGACCTTTCGGACGCAACCAATCAATTCCCTCTAGATGCACAAGAATTTGTCTTAAAGACAATTCTTGGGCCTAAGTATCTCGAACAAATAGAGATATTTAGATGGGCTAGTCGTGGGGCGTGGCAAGTACATCCCTCTTTACGAGGTGATGTGACTGGTGAGATTAGGTGGACCAAAGGTCAACCTCTAGGTTTGTATCCTAGTTTCTCATCATTCGCACTTGCTCACAACGCGTTATTGGAAGGACTTCGTATTCTGCATGGTGGTTCTTATTGTATAGTTGGCGACGATGTTGCCATCTACTCAAGTGAGCTCCACGTAGCGTACCTAGATGCACTCTCACAATTGCGTGTTTCCTTTTCTAAGGAAAAATCACTTTCCTCTAACTCTCTTGCAGAGTTTGTAGGTCATGTGATCCGGCCTAGCGGCTGGTTCGCAAAGGGTAAGGAAGGAAAGCTTACTCCCTCTTCTGTACTCTCTCGAGTTATGAAGCATGGCGAAGCTGAATTTAACTATGTACGCAAGTATATAGTTACCCTACCTTACACTAGAGAGTCCGATGCCCTTGCTAAAGCTCTGTTCACCTATGATGCTTATCCAAGCTATCTGGGTGGTGGTGGTCACGTTGACTACCCTGTTACAGATCTTCTTCCAAGTGCGGATGTCACTCCTCTTCTTAAGAGGCATGATTATCCTGGTTTGATGCCTGCTATTCGCATGCTCATAACCAATCGTCTCGATAATTCTCTTCCAGACCTTTGGTCTCGTTGGGAATATCGACATCTATTACCTGACACTATTCGGTCGAATAGGATCGGTAATATTCCTACCATATCCCCTAAGGGTAAGGGTAAGACTATCATAGCACGTGTTGTGCGTAAAGCAGGAAGAGACTCTTTCCTTCACTGGACGAAGGAAAGGCTCCTCCTAGCTTAGTACACCGTACTAAGTTAGAA